AGAAGCTAGACTTAGCCACGGTGAATACGTGTTACCTGCTGACCTAGTATCTCTTTTAGGTAACGGTAACTCTGACGCAGGTGCAAAAGCCCTAGATGAGTTTATGGCTATGGTACGTAAGCAAGGCACTGGCACTGAGAAACAACAAAAGAACATTAAGGCTGACAAAGTTTTAGCATCTTTGATGCAAGGTAAGGGGTAAGTTATGGCAGCAACTGATTTAGGGGTTAACGATCCCAATAGTACTGTAGGGCAACCCGCAGGAACGTCAGGCGTTTTATCAGAGTTTGCGGGTGAATATGTATCCGATATGCTGGGTAAAACTAGAGCCTTAGCCGATAAACCTTATAATGCTTATGGTGGGCCACTTACTGCCGGTGCCTCTGGCTTACAGAATCAAGCCTTTGGCGGTTACGGCGCACTAGATCCCAATCAACAGACCGGCATTGGTAGTTTCGGTTTCGGTGCTGGGCCGGGTTCTTTTGGTTTTGGTAGTGCAGCGGGTCAAGGGTACTCACCGAGGTTTACCGCTGGTTCTGCTGACATGTCCGGTATGCAAGCAGGTAGTTTTACTGGGGATACTGCACAGCAGTACATGAACCCTTATCTACAGGCTGCACTGAACCCTCAGATAGCCGAAGTCCGTAGACAAGAAGCAATCACACAGTCGCAAGATGCTGGTAGAGCCGCCCAAGCAGGGGCTTTTGGTGGGTCACGTTCATTTATTATGGATGCTGAAAGAGCACGTAATACAGGGCAACAGATTGCCGATATTACTGGTAAGGGCTACGCTAGTGCTTTTGATACCGCACAGCAACAGTTCAATACTGAACAAAATATGCGCCAGCGTATCGCTGAAGTCGGCATAGATCAGTTTAACAAAGAACAAGCTGGCCTACGTACTGACGAAGCTGCTCGTAGAGGACAATTTAATACCGAAGCTGAACGCCAAGCTGCTTTTGATGAACGTCGTAGAAGTCAGTTTAACACTGAAGCTGACCGGGATATGCAGTTTGATGAGTACGGTAGAAATCAGTTTAACGAAGAAGAACGCCGTAGAATTGCAGCGGGGGAATCTGATCGTCGTTACGGCCTATCCGCGCTAAGAGATATGAGTGCCGCTGGTGCCGCTGAACGAGATATAGCACAACAAGGTATTACCGCTGACTACTTACAGTATCAACAAGAGCAGCAGTATCCTTACGAACAGCTACAGTTTATGCAGTCAATGCTTGAAGGCTTGCCAGTAGCCGCTAGAACACAATCATATGTTGCCCCCGGTTCTTTCCAAGAATTATCAGGTGCATCAGGTGGCGTACTGGCGCTCCTAAGATCCTTGGGTATAGGGTAGGTAATTAAAAATGTTAAATAATCCAATCCAGCAAATTGAGCGCACTAAAGACGCTTACGCAGGTAATCCAGAAGGACTACAGAAGCGTGCTAACATGTCAAAAGAACTTATAGACCTTCTGGCTATGCAGGCGTTGCAGTCAGATCTTGCCGCTCAAAAACGCAATATGGCTATGCAGCAGCAAGGCAACCCCCAAACCGTTAAAGACCAACTAGAAGAAGGTCTCATGGGTGAGTATCGCCAAGAAGCCGCTAAAGACTTAGGTGTAAATCCAAGTGAAGGCGATGTAGTTGAGCGTACAGGCATAGCAGGGCAGCAAATGGCACGCAATCAGCAGATGGCTCAAGGCCCACAGATGCCACAAGGCGGTGGCGGTGTAGCCAGTCAAGCTGGCCCAGTTAATCTAGCTGGTGGTGGTATTGTTTCGTTTAAAAAAGGCTCAGAAGAAGAAGGCGCGGTAGAAGCAGAAGCAGATGTACTAGGCCAGTTCTTATTAGCCAGCGCAGCAGATCCTAAGAAAGCAGAACAAATGCGTAAGATTATGGAGAGGATACAAAAACGTAAAGGGGATGTTGGGCTACCGGAAGTAAAAGATGGTGGAGCAGGACTTGCGGAGTTCCGTAGAAGCCAAGGATTTGATACAAGCACTGATGACCCTTCTGCTGGCCCCTCTGCTGGCCCCTCTGCTGGTGGCATAGCAAGTTTACCTCCTTACGCAGCGCCAATAGATTTAATAACAGGTAAGCCACAAGATCTAACCCCGTTACCTCCCGGTGGTGGAGCTTTAGCCCCCCGAACAAAACCCGGTGGTGGAGCTATGATGACTCCCGAAATGATTAAAGAAGTTGAAGAAACCGTAGCCGCAGCCAAACCCCCTACAGTAGTACCCCCCGCCCCTTCTGCACCTGCAATAGATCCTGATGCGGGTATTAAAGCTGCACTAGAAAAATCTGCGAACTTAGATCCTGTAGCGCAAGCAAAAGCTAGATCAGAGGCTGTCAAAGACGATCTTGGTTTAGCCGAAGGCATTGCTACGTTAGGAGATCGTAAGGGGCGTAGAGAAAGAGCATACGAAGAAACAACTGCTTCCGGTATGGATAACTTGATAGACTTACTTACGGCAGGTGGTCGTGGTGGTATTACTGGCGTAGGTGCTCGTAGTGGTCAGTTACGAAGAGAAGAAAACGCACGCCGTATGGCCTACGAAGACACTCTCGACGGTATAGAAGATAAGGCTATGACTCTTCGTTCTACCATAGGTGGTAAGGCTGCTACTAGCTACGACAACACCATGAAGACTATGTTGACTATCCAGCAAGGTGCTCAGAACTCACTACTGACCCTAAGCGCAAACGAACAAAAAGCTATCAGGGAAGAGCGTGCTAATAACTTAGCAGAAGCTAGAAATGATCTAATGAGAGAGCAGGTCATAACGGGTACTTTTGTAGACGCAAGCACTATAGGTAAATACCAAACCGCTGCTTCTGCCGCATTAAAAGTAGCCATAGACTCTGTAGACGCAGAGTACGCAACTAGAATTTCAAGAGCACAGTCAAAGGTAGACCAAGGCAAAGAAGGTGCAGAAGCAGCCCTACAAACCTTAATGTCCGAACGAGCAGCAGCTTACGAAAATCATCCAAGCTACGCTGTAGCAAAGGCTAACCAAGAGCAAGTGGATAAGTTTGCAAGCCAAGGTGCCACCGAAAGAAAAACACAGCAAGAAAGGCTGGAAGCATCGGCAGACTTTAATAAATATATCTAAGGGTAAATAATGCCTACATTAGCCGAAGCTAAACGTGCAATAATAAACGCAGAAACAGCAGGGGACTTTGCAGCCGCTGATCGTATGCGTCGAGTTGTTCAACAATTCGAGGGTGGAGCTACTCCAGAGCCAGTAGGCTCAAGCATGTTGGAAAGGCAACGGCAAATACAGGCTGAAGGACAAGCTAAGTATGCTGCGGCTAGGGCGGCTTATTCTCCCCCACAAGAAGAAACCGGCATCTTTGAAGACTTTACCACAGGTTTTGGTAGGGGCTTCGTAGGTGTAGGTGAGAGTGCTGCACTTGGCCTTGCTGCGTTAGCTGAAGAAGAAACTGAAACCCAGTTACGTGACCGTATTAAGTCTGTAGCTGACTCGTTTTCTCCTGAAGGTGGTGATCCTGAGTCGTTTACTAGCGGACTAGGTTCGGCGTTCGGCTCTATCGCAGGTATTGCTCTCCCCGCTGCTGGTATTGCTGTTGGCGCTGCTCCTTTGGGTGCCTCCGCTGCCCTTGCTTCAGGTCTTGCTACAGGTACTGCCGGTATATTAGGTGTAAGTGCCGCTGCTGGTGAAGCTAGTGAACGTGCTCGTGAAGCCGGTGTTAGTGAAGAAGTACGTAGCGCAGCTACCTTACGTGGTGCTCCAATTGGTTTGCTTGAAGTGCTACCTATGGCACGTTTTGTTAAGAGCATCGACGTACCTATACTATCTAAGTTAGTAGACAAGCTAGGCCCAGAACAAGTAAACACGATTGGCGAGAAAGTACGTAGCGCCGCACTGACTGGTGGGTACGAAGCTGGGCAAGAAGTAGCTTCCGAAGCCCTACAGAATCTTAACGAACGGCAGTACAACGAAGCTGTCGAGATATTTGCTGGTGCTGGAGAAGCCGCTACATTCGGTGGTATAGCCGGTGGTGTCCTTGACCTGTTCCTTGGTAGACGCGCACGCGACATAAAACCAAAAACCCCTGCACCAGAGACTAAAGATGCTCCATCTGCTTTCGGTGAGCTAGACACAGAAGCAGAAGAAGCTGCTCAAGTCGGTGCTCGTGAACGTGCCAGTGCTGCGCTCCCAGAAGGAGAAGTAGACACAGAAGACATGTTCGCCCTTGAGAAAGAACAAGCAGAAAGAAGACTTGGTACACCAGAACCACAAGAAGTAGCTGTAGAAGAAGCAGACGCAGAAGTAATAAAGGCTAAGTTATTTGAAGGTTTGGATACCGATTCCTTTGATGGTGTAGCTACTCTACCTGAAGAACAACAACTAGAGTTTGCTTTTAGAAGTCAAGATCTAACTAGGGCTGAGAAGAAGGTTCTCGTGGACGCTGCTCGTGGCGTTGCTCCTGCTACTGAAGTATCTGCTAGTCAAACTTCTATGCTTGATCCAGTGCAGGGTGAGATAGATGCAGTGCCTCAAGCTGAAGCCGCGCCAGAGGTTGACGTAGCAGAAGTACGTGAACGGGTGTTTAAAGGGCTTAGTGAATCTGCCCGTAGCAAGCCGTTAAACGAATTAACTACCAAGCAACAGCAAACAATAGCAAAGAGAGCACAAACCTTAGCCCCCGCAGAACTTACTGCACTTGAAGAAGTATTGGCCCAAGAAGCTGCCGCTCGACCTACTACAGAGGTACAAGAGACGTTCTTACCGGATACAGGCCCACAGTTACAAGGTTTACCCTCGCCAGAAAGTGAGCCGATTACGGTCACCTCTGAGGGAGAAGCGGCTACTGAACAGCAACGAAGACGCACTGACACATTAGCGGAAGTACGACAACAGCAATTAGACGCTGAACAAGCTGCGCGGGATGTAGTCACGGGGGATATGCCCGAAGCTAAAGCGCGGTTGTCCAGAGAACGTGACGCGGTTGCCGAACGAACGCAGCCTGATTTGTTTCCTGCTGAACTTGTTGTAGCAGAAGAAGCCGCTACAGAACCCGAAGTTGTCCCGGCGACTGAACCTTTGCGTGTAACATCTCAGACGCTAGACTCTTTAGCAGTTCCAGCGAGCGCACCTATAAGACAAGAAATACCAGAAGGCGCTCTTTTAGATGACCCTGCTGTTTCCCCTAGAACTGGGAACCCGTTACCTGTAACTGTGCGAGAGCGGCTGGTTACATACGGCAGAAATAGAGGCTCAAGAGCGTTACAAACCAATATCGACAATCTGCTGCAAGGAGAGCCTGATGGCGTATCGACCAAGCAACGTGTTCTACCTACCACAACCCAAAGAAAACCTGACGCAGCAAGAGATAGAGCAAGCGATGTCGTTGATCTACAAGGCTTGGGAGACGGAGCAGTCAGTCAGGATACCGTGGAACCTTTCACACCTGTCACAAGAACAGTGGGAAATGTTGGACGAGGCACTGGACGAACTGCTACTAGAGCAGGAGCAGTGTCTGCTCCACTAATAAACACCGAAACTCAAGCCCGAACAGCTAAGAAGAGCCAAGAAGAGTTTGCGTTAGATGATGCCGATACAGATATAGATGTAATGGCGACTGAGCTTGGGGAAGGGGTAGAAAGCGTACGTGCTAAAGCTGCACGTAATAAGGTGTTTAAAGGGTTTGAAGACAAGCGCGTACCGCAGCTATCGGTGCAGCAACAAAACATCGTAGCTAAAAGAATAAATGCGCTAGAGCCTGCGGAGCGTGCCGCGTTAGAGAAAGAACTTACACTAGAGTCAGGAGATCCCGGTACGCGCACCGCGTCTCGTAAGCGAGAGGAAGGCATACCGCAGAACGAAAGGCCCGAAGCTATACGTCTTTTTCACGAAGACCAAGTAGCTGAAGCTAAAGAGTTTGGGGACGAAGTTATTCCGACGTTAGCGGAATCTAGTCGGTTGTTTACGGATATAGAGCAAAACTCTACTAGAGGTGAGATAAAAGAGAGTGCTAGAGACAAGTATCTAATGAAAGTTAGCGACATGGCTGTTGACCCTAAAATGGCTGCGCTGATGAATGCGTCTCCAACTTACGGTCTGTTCGGGTCTAATAACGTAATAGAAGCAATAGATACTCCCCTAGAGTCTTCGGTAGTAGACGCACTCAACGCTGGAGATATTAAAGGTGCGTTAGAGGCGTTAAGTAAAACAACACCTGACAGACGCGCACGCCGTGTTGCTAAGAAGTTAATAGAGTACGTTGGTACTACTAAGATAGTAGTTGTAGATACTACTCAGAACGACCCGACCAATATGTCTGCTGGGCAAGCTAGAAGCCTAAGTAAGCTATTCGCTAAAGAAAGAAACGGCGAATTACCCGCTGGATTGTTTGTAGGTGCTGATAACACAATACTGCTAAATCAAGATGGTGGTGTTAACGCTTACACGTTTTTGCATGAGATGACCCACGCTGCCACGTTGAACGAAGTTGTTAACAACCCACAGTCTAAAACGTCTAGGGATTTAATGGCGCTGTACAAAGCATCAGACTCTCTATTATCTGAAAGTTACGGTGAGATTTCTTACACGCCAGATCCTAAGTTGTCCGATGCTGCAAACGCTAAACGAAAAGACACTGTAGGGTTAGCCGAGTTTGTGGCTGAAGCATTTAGTAACCCAGAATTCCAACGTGAACTAGCAAAGATTAACGCAAAAGGCGAACCACTTAGTTCGTGGCGAAGACTCCTAGAAATAGTTGCTAGGTTCGTTGGTATAGATACTCGTGGTGCTTCAGCACAGGCCGAAGCGAACCGCCTTATAGAAGTTATTTTAGCCCCTGCTGTAGCCTACCGTGGTCTACCGAATGTACCTGCGTACTCCACAGCCGATGGCGTTAAGGAAGTAAATAAGAGGTTAGCTGAAGGTAGTAAGTCAAACCTAACAGAAAAACAGAGTAGAACTTCCATAATACGTGACTTCATGGATGTGTTTACTCCCGATCAGAATCCTTACCTAAAAGGTGTTATGCGTAAGACCTTGGGCATACTACCCAACCAACCAGTGTTCGATGACATTGCGGGTAAGCTAAACATTGAAGGCGCAAACCAGTTGGGTAATGCTATTAAAGAGCAGCGTGATCTACTAACCAAGTCTGAAGATATGGTTAAGAAAGCGTTAGACCCTATCGTGCGGTGGTCTACTACAGCGTCTGAAAATACAATGAAGGCGTTTAACAACCTTGTGTACTCCAGCACCATCGACGAAGTAGACCCAGAGTTAACCCTAGACGAAGCCACCAAGAAGTACGGTAAGCAGACTGTAGACACTGTAGACGGTACTAGCCAACTAAAGATAGACCGCTATAAAGAGCTACGTAAGGAATACAATAGCGGCACTTTAGGTAATGACGGTAGGCAAGCGTATAAGAACTTACGCAAGATATACGCAGACATTTCTAAGGACATGGTTGCTTCTTTAGAAGGTAGAATTGATGGCCTAAATGTAGATGAAGGTGTAAAGACTAGCCTTAAAAACCAAATGCTGGCTAGGATGCTGGCTGCATCGAACGTAGAGCCGTACTTCCCACTAACACGTAATGGTAAATACTGGTTGGCTGTACGAAATCCAAAGGACTTAGAGAACCCCGCCTATATTACGTACGAGTCTCTAAAAGAACGTGGCCTCGCCAAAAAAGAATTTGAGGGCATGGGTTACAAAACTGAAGTCTATGACCCTGCTACACTTAGAAATTCCATGCAGAAGGATGCACCGTCAAGTGCGTTCATGGGACAAATACTAAGTATATTAAAAGACAAGAACATACCCGCAGCCACGCAAGAACAGATTGCACAGTTATACATTGAAGCAATGCCAGAGACGGCTTTCTCCAAGTCACTGATTCGACGTAAGAAATCTTTGGGTTACGACACGGATGCCATTGAAGCTGCTAGAAGTAAAGCATACGACATGGCTCGGCAGGCGGCTAGACTACGTGGTAGTAACAAGATAGACGCACTTGCTAAAGCCGTGGAAGAAAGTTTCTACGCCAAAGAAAAAATAGTTACTGTAGAAAAAGATAAGAAAGGTGACGAAAAAGAAGTAGTGAAAGACGGTGAGTTCCTACGTAGCGACCTACAAAATGACCGTGCAAGAGCCGTTTTAGAAGAAATGATAGACCGCGCACAGTTTGCTGTTAGCCCTCCAGCAGATGGGATAGCTCAGTTTGCAAACCGAAATGCGTTTATATGGACTATAGGCTTCAACGCTTCCTCTGCACTGGTTAACCTGTCTCAGATACCGTTGTTTGCGTACCCTATGCTTTCAGGTGAGTACGGGTACAAAGAAACCTTCGATGCTATAAGTACTTCAACTAAGCTGTTTACTGGTTCTAATGTACGTCATGCCAAGTCAGACCTGTACGGTAAAGATGTACACTCCGAGAAGCTAACAGACAAGTACACCATACCTTCACTGGACAATTACTTTACCTATAAGAAAGTTGAAGGTAAGGGCGGCGAAGACGTTTATCAGTATTCAATACGAACTGATCTAAACCTTGATGATGCAAAAGCGAAAGAGTTAAAGCTGATACTACCTATGGTGCAACTTGCGGCTAAACGCGGAGAGCTAAACACTTCCTTCTTAGCGGAGACATTAAGCGTAGATAACTCAGGCCGTGCGCTGACAAATTTTGATAAAGTTACTAACCTATCTGCGTTAATGTTCCACAGCGCGGAAGTTATGAACCGCCAAGTCACCATGATCGCAGCGTACAAGTTGGAACTGAATAAGCTGGCGGGTAAGAACAAACCTACAGCACTACAGCAGCAACAAGCGGCAGAAACAGCCCTACACAGAACACAGCAGATTAACGGTGGTGCCACGCTAGAAACTGGCCCACGCTACGCACGCGAAGGTCTTGGTCGAGTAGCTCTTATGTACAAGGGCTATGGCATTCAGATGTACTACACGATGCTGAAGACCGGTAAGCAAGCTGTGGATAACATGTTCCCCGGAGATAACGCCGAAAGTAGAGAGCTACGTAACCAAGCATTCAAACAGCTTGCAGGTATACATCTGTCAGCCGTGTTCTTTGCGGGAATACAAGGCGTACCTTTATACGGTGCGGTGTCTCTGCTCTACGACATGTTCCAAGAAGAGTATGAAGAAGACGCAGATGAGGCACTACGAAGCTACCTAGATAACGATGCGTTGTTCAAGGGCGTTATATCTGAAGCTACTGGGCTTGATGTGTCGCAACGGGTTAAATTAACTGACCTGTTGGTTGAGGCTGACAAGTTTAACAGTGACCCATCTCCCGAAGAGACAATTGGACACTACTTCGGTGGCCCTGCATGGAGCGTAACCTCCAGAGCAATAGAAGGGTTCAATGAGATAATGGACGGTGAGATTGAGCGAGGTATGGAGTCCATGATGCCGGGTGCTATACGTAACGGCTATAAAGCTCTTATACGATACCCAAGAGATGAAGGTATTCTTACTCGGCGTGGGGACGTTATCTATGACGACCTTACCAGCGGCGACATAATTACTCAGCTATTAGGGTTCCCACCCACCGAATATACTCGTGCGATAGGGGAAACTTCTGCGGCTAAGGGTATGGAAGATGCCGCTAGAAGCAAGCGTAGTAAGTTACTGAAGCGTTACTACATAGCTATGAGATTCGGTGACTTCGATGAGGCTGACCTAGTACGAGATCAAATGGATGAGTTTAACGAGGAAGAGATCACGTACATAGATCCCAAGCTAGTTATAACCCCAGATACTATAGAGAGATCTATGCGTAGGCACTTAACCACCGAAACTAAGATGCACAATGGTGTGCTGTTATCTCCTTACATGAAGGCGGCGGTAGATGACGTAGGGTTCTTATAAAAGAAACCCCCTACCGCATACGAGGGGACGCTACGGTAGGGGGCGAAGGCAGATAAGACTTCACTGGGAGGAGACCGATGACCTTATCTGGTCGGATAGTATCATACCGCCCTATGTTGTCCAATAAGTTTCATAAAGTTCCATAAACGCTCATAAACGCTCATAAACGCTCATAAAATACGCCACACACGTATACCCAAATAGGGTGTTTCGACTACTGTTCTTGCCTCAATATCCCAACCCATACCGGCTACACATATCTTCTTAACCTGCTGTATAGCCTCGGTTGTATTGACGCAGGGGATGAATATAGAACTACCCACCACCATAGCGCCCCAATCCACAACGATACGTAGCCCATCTGGGTTTATATCGTGCAGCTTGAGTACGGTATCATTCATCTTTACCTAATACCCTGAACCCTTCACCATGCTTTAGCTCGTACCTGCGGGTTATGTTGTACACCGCAGCGGGTTTCATACCCGTTTCTTTGGCTATCTTAGCCCTACCCATACCACGTTTCTGAGCTTCTAACACCTTCATAATCTCTTCGTCGGGTATGCTACGTTCAAATTTACCGTGTCCCCCACGAGGTATTGGTGTGATGTTTGGTTCGGCTGCGTAGTAGCGTTTACCTCGTTCTTTACCCATCTTCAGTGCTTTGTTCTGGGCATGTATCGCTGCTAAAAATGTCTTACTCATTAGCCCTCCGCTCCACTATCTACGTGATCGTCAGTAAACAACCGGCAGTTAACTATAATAACATCGCTTGGTGGTAGGTTTAGGTGCGTACCTTTACCCAACCGAACCTTACCCCGTTTCGCCCCTAACTTAGTCTTCAGATTCTCCATGAATGCACCATAGTTTATCTGCTGTGTTGCACACCAAGACTTCAAAGGTTTAGGTAATAAATATGCTTTCTGAATGTCAGTCTCGTAACGTGCTATCAGCTTACCCCGTGGTAGCGCATCCGGTACGACAAGTGAATCCAACCCATTACTAGGCTCCCCCACCAATTTACGTAGGTCATCCGTACTCTTGAGCATTAAGATGTTGTTAAAGTTTTCTGCTATGTAGTCGTTCAATGTCTGCTCTACAGACATACCCATATCACTTACCGACTGTAGGTTTGTCTTGAGTAACTTAACAGTCCACGCAAACAACGCTTCAAGATCGTAGTCAATTAGTCCTAGCTGCTGGGCAATATATGCACCAGTTATTGTGGTAGCTGCACCGGCTGACCAAAAGCGATTCTCCGCTGTAAGCCCCGCCGCTTCATCTATTAGCCGCTGGTTCTCAAACACTAGCTTCTTAACTGTTTCAAGGTTCTGCATAACGTATTGTATGTAGATGACCCCTGCGTGTCCGTAGTTCTCCTTTATAGATATATCAAACACATCGGTGCCTTTCTTCTCCTCAGTGCTGCCAAATACTCGTTGCGCTCTCCACTCCAGCATCCTTTGTGCCTCTGCTTTCGGCGCTTGCTTGGTTGCTGCGATACGCTCAATGACACTGGCGTTACCTGTAGTTACACATGAGAGGTGCCACGATTCACCACGAGAACGCTCAAGATTAGCCCCACCAGCCATACGCCCACGCTGTTCACCAGAGGATATTTGATACGCCAACTTACTTAGCTGCTTACCCTCCGCGTTAGTCATTTCATCTATGTAAAACGGTAGACTGTGCAACACCTCTGCGCGATTAAACTTTGTCGCGTCAGTATCCTCTTCAGTTATCATCATACCTTTCTCGGCACCCCACACCGAACCCGCTACCCGTATAGCCGCTGTTTTACCGCACCCGCTAAGTGGACTGTGTATGTGTAACGCGCAAGCGTTTTGAGGTAAGAAGCTCATTAGCGGAGAGCCAAATGCTGTACATACAACGTACTGGTGCATTACCAGTTCAGGCCGCGTGTTGTAGAAATTAGCCATCTCTTTCCACGCCTCCAACGTACCCTTCGGCTTGAGGTAAGGGATTAGTGCGGCGGTAGGTGTAGACGGTGGATTGTGTTCGATGCGATCTGCATGTATCTCTTTGTCCCCTAGAATAAAGGCATCCATGTTCTCGTCTACCCAACCAAACTGCCGCCGTGCTGTGGCTGCTGTGGAAGTTGCTTGTAATTCGTTTACCCAAGTAATCATATATTGCATCAAATCGTTTATTTGTGGGAGAGCGACACCGTGTATCGCCATTTTTTTCCTGAATTCTTCTCGTGAAGTTATTGCCGTAAGGGGCACTACAAACTCACGCACGCCGTCTTTCGGTAGGTGTATCCTACAAACTACGGACTCACCTTCTTCTATATCTACTATCCGCTGCGTCACATATACGTCATGGTGGTAGATGACATGTTCATCAACTTCCCCATCGACACTCACATGCCTAACGTACACACCACCGTTGACCCCTCGAAAGTAAGGACGCGGGTATACAGGTATAACGTGTTCTGGGGAAAGTTCTTTGCTACCACTAGCGAGAAGTAGCGTGCCTTCAACTGTTTCTAGTTCATCAAAACCCTCTTCGATAGCATATGTACCATCTTCGTTCACTTCGGCTTCGGGTATCTTACGCCCCAGAGCAATCGGTGATTTGATCTTGCCCCAGTTAGGGCAGTCCATACATATGCCAGCCTCGTTCTCGTCGAATGTAGTGCAACGGTACGGGCCTTTGATTAGGTCTAGTTTCTTGAGCGTAAGCTCTGGGGTGTATTCGGCGTGCTTCTCAGAGATCTTGTGCGCTGCCTTCTCACTGTCTTCGCAGAACTTAGCGATAGACAACCCTGCTCTCCACATAGGCTCTGAGGCTTCAGCTTGCCCATTTATTATTCTGCTTAACTGTCTACAGCCCTTACCACTCTGGCCCTTGATAAGTATGTCTTTGAAACTGTATTTGATATTTTTCAGTAATGCTTCGCGTAGGTCACTTGGCCCGTCCGCAGGTGTGTACTTCTTGGGAACTGGTATCGTGTCCATACCCAGCTTACTGGCAAAGAAGTCAAAGTTAACTTCAGCGGGTACGTCACCTATGACTTCTACTGGTGCGGGGGTTTCAGGTTTGTAATTGTGCGTGCCTACTACACGAAGGACTCGTGCCATATCAGCAGGTACTGCGGGATCTATCTCAAGCCCAAACTCTCTGCACTTAGCCTTAAACTGGTCAGCTACTACCTTCCACTGCTCTACTGGTATGGACTCTGATAGCCCCCAGTAGACATGTATACCACGCCCCGAGTTAACTATAAGAGGTTCTGGTAGTTCTAACGATACGCGGAACTCTTCTAACCTACGTAGTGCGTCATCTTGTGTAGCAAAGCCTTTACGTTCAGCTACCTTATCTTCGCCAACATCTAAATCTAAAAAGAACGATTTAATATGCTTGGCATCTTCGCCTTTACGAGTCTCCTTCTTCCTGAAGTTACTCATAGCAAAGTACACATCTTGCCCCATACTGTCGTAGTATTCGGTGGCTTCTGCTAGATCATCTACCGAGTCAAAGTATGTTTGCCGTACCCCGCTAGACGTTAAATTATATTGTAGGGCAACGTATACCCCCTCAGTGGGTAACACCCACCGCAAAAATTCTCTTGTATTCATGTTCTGCACCTATTGCCGAGAGACAGCATGGCAGGGGTGTCGGCGCACCCTCTTCGGTATTACCTAGCCATACTGGAGTAGTTATTTAGGACTAGTCATCCCAGTCTTCAATAACTGAACTCAGATCGTCGTCGTCTTTGGGTGCAGGCGCGGACTTCTTAACGACCTTCTTAGGTTCCTCTACTACAGAGGTATCTGGCTCATCACCAAATATGTCATCCGAATCGTCCTCTACTAAATCAACACTGGTGCTGGTAGTGGTATCGGCAAACGGACTTGCGTTCTGTGCAGCCATCTCAAACCCACCTTCTACAACTCCAAACGGAGAAGAAGCGGTCATTGGCTCGTACTTGGTTACTTGAACGCCGTTGATACGTAAGCTAACCCCGTTGTCTCTCATGCTGTAAGGCACGAAGGTCACGGCTATATTGACTGTGCTGCCACTGGTCAACTTGAAGTCAGCGTCTAGTTCGTTGTTTTTAGCGTCGAACTGCTGCGGCTTGCGAGTCTTATCAGTACCGTAGGCACCTTTCAACTTACACTTACCGATGTACATACCGTCATCACCTTTCTTGAAAGGTAGCGGAAACTTATCAGGCCAGCTTTTCTCTTTCTTGAAATCGTAAAACGCCTTCATTGCCTTGAACAATTCCTTGGCCTTAGCTTCGGGCATCTTAAACGACATCTCGTATGCTGCACCGTCATCTAACGGGTCACAGGGCATACTACGGTTCGCTGCGTTATCAAACTTGTATGTACGGTCAATACGTGGGTACATCGCAATCACATCTTGAACTACAAAAAAACTTACTGGATCAGTCATTGTTGGTCTCCTTAACCTAGACTATTTATATCGAACCCTTCAGCTTCAGCGAACGGTGAACCCCTAGTGGACATGCGTGGGTCTATGCTGAATGCAATAGCCCCTAACGTGTCATCGTGATCTACCATAAACCGAACCTTCTCAAGCTCATCTTCTTCTAACGGACGCTGTGGATAAAAGAACAGTTTTGGTACAGGACTCCCCTCGTCAAAACTTACCCTCGTCACAACAGCTAATGAGGGAGTTCCATGCCCACTCAAAAACTTAGCGTAGGCTTGTAACGGCATAGTGCCGCGCCCTCGCTCCTTACCGAAAATGGATGAGGCAGGTACTTGTAGCTGGTACACCGTATCCAGCGCGTGCTCTTCAACAACCGCTAAACGCTGGTGAAACGTACAAGCCCTCCCACTTCCACTACCCGACCCCCTGACATTTTGAGTGCAGTCTATACAACGCCCACTCTGTCTCTGATCTTCGGGTACTTCAGGGGCAGGTATCTGGGTATTAGCAGACCAACAGGTTGGTAGCTGTTTAGCTTTAGCATCGTAGTCACCTTTGTAATACGAGCGAGATACTTCCGCTGCATTAACTATCACTACGTCTATAGATCTACAGTCACTACCGGCTTCTTGGCCTTCCATTCCAGAGAACTTACTACCCTGTATACTGACTCGGCGCACTATGCGTCTTCGTCAGGGTCAAACTCTGCTGCAATGTCTTCTGGCTGCACCGGCTGGGCGTTTGTAACACCTGCCATTAGAGCTTCAGACACCTTGGCTAACGCAAATCTCTGCGTCTTGCCGACTTTCACATAAGTATCTGAGGGTATAACACCATCCCGTACCCATTTACGGGTCGTGGATAATGACACACTAAAATACTTTGCGACATCTTCAATGGGGACTAATTGCTCCATTACTTACCCTTCCTTATTGTTAGCGCGAACTCTGCGTCTACGTTTAGCCCCTTCGGAAGAAGGTCTGGGTTCTCTTCTAGGAACTCCCGTACATTCTTCTGGTTGAGTCGTTTGTCCAAGAACTCTGGTACTTCATGTTCAAGAATAAACTTGTGCATGTTCTCCCAATCGCTAGTCCAATACTTCTGCTTCACCGTACGGTAAAACGTACCAGCATCTGTCTTAACACTTTTGAGTTCGTTCTCTTTCAAGTAACCCAGTAACGCGCTTTTTATTTTGTCTTGCTGACTGACTAATTCGCCGTCAGCTTCCTTGTATTCAGCGGATAGCTTATCCCGTTCTGCCTTGATCTTGAGGTAAACCTTAGTCATCTTAGCTAGGGGTATGCCACCCGCACCTATCGCATCAGCCATGTCCTTACCCTTTCATTGCCGAGAAAGGTAATATAAGGGTGCATAGTGCCTTATGCAAGTAGTTCCTTGTATAAATCAATAATTTTTGTGTGTGAGTCTAATTTGTTATCTAGTA